TCTTTCATGACATTGTGCTAAGAATTTTATTTCATCATCATACTTAGCTTCCTTCATCTCTTTTCTTGTTTTGTCATCATATTTAAGCACCAGTGCTTTTATTCGTAAATCAGCTATTCTATTCGTATCAATCAATTCTTTTGTTGATATAACTTTCATCACTGGCCCAAATAATCCCTCTAAAACCAGTCTATGTGTTTCTGTACCATCTAGAGTTCCAGTAAATCCAAATCTCCAATCACAGTTTTCCAATTTTGTCATTATCTTTGTAAGAGAGTTGGCTTTAAATAAATGTGCTTCATCACCTATTACGACATCGAACTGATCAAACCATTTCTTTGGTTGTTTATAGATAGATTGCCATGTTGAAATAAAAATGTCTGCATCTGCATTTTTGTCTTGCCCTGCCATGATTAAGTGTGTAGAATAACTATTGTTAGTATAATAAGATTCGAAATCTTTATCTAACTGAAACACTAATGAAGTAGTAGGAACAATAATAAGCTTTCTACCTTTCAGAAAATCACATAACATATAAATTATTAATGATTTACCACTCGCAGTTGGTGATAATATCAGGGCCCTTTCTGTCCGTAGTGCATGAGCCATAGCACCAATTTGATAATCGTAAGGTTTTATTTTATATTCTTTTGTGAAAGATTCTAATTGTGGTATAGAATAATCGTTTATATCATCTAAACCATCATTTAAAATTAAATCATAATCACGTTGTTCCGCAAATAATTTTATGTGATGTATAAGTCCGCCATAGATAAGCTTTGTATTAATATTGAAAAGACGTATTTTACCGTCCCAGTATCTATTACGATATGCTGGCATAAATTTAGCACCAGGAACATCAAATGTAAAGTAGTCACTTAGTTCTCTGCAAGTTGATTTTTCAGCATCAATTTGTATATAGACGGAGTTGTATTTTCTGACTCTGATTGTGTCTCTTCTACTACTCTCACTTCTGGATAGTCGTATTTCTTGTTCCATATATGTGCATTATCTTTTCTGAATTTAGCTATTCTCAATTTTAATCTAGATACTTTTTCTTCGCTATCCAGTAATGAATCTGTTCCAGTCGATTGCATTTTTTATTTGAAATCCTCTGTTATTTATTTGTCGTAAAATGGCTTCTAAATAGTTAACTTTTTCTTCTTGTACGGATACACGTAAACTATGCTCCGTAAGAGCATCATCACTATCTACATATAAATCGACTTCATTCTTTAATAATTTTTTATAAAATTGATCCCTGCCAAGTTCTTTGAGTTCTTCTTGATCCAGTTCACCAAGATAATATTCTAATATGACTCTACGTTTTTTCTTGAGTTCAGCTTTTGCTGAAAACATTTTGATACGTTCGGCCATGAATATTTTAAGATACTTGTTATGCAATACTGGTATATTTGAACTTTCAGTAGCTAGTTCGGTTTCATCGATGGAACTATCTTTAGTCCACATCTCCATAATATCTTCTATTTTCATGTATCTCTTTTGCCATAACTATCATTTAATACTTGTTGTATTTGTTTCTCTGTTGCACAAACTATTCTTTCAATAGGCTTATAAGCTGGATACTCTTTTGTTAGTTGCTTTGTGAGTGCAACTCTGAGTTGTTCTGTGCTTAATTTTGTTCTACACTCTTCTCTTGAAACGAAAGAAGGTTTTTGTAAAATATATAAATCTTGATACCCTCCAACGACACCTGAAAATATCACTACTACTAACCAATTCATTTTGCATTTTCCCTTGCTTTAAGTCTAGCTTTTTCTAAGTCTTTAGCCAACTCCAGTTTACGTTGATGTTCTTTAACACCTCTAAATTTGTATCGATGTTCGGGGACGTATCTTATATATTCTTTGATTGCAGTACCACTGAAACCTTTGAATAGTAACTTTCCATCACCATAGACAGTGCCTTTAGAACCTTGTAGTTCTAGTATATAATTATTGTTACTTATTATCATACTATAACTATATCATATTTATTTGATTATGTCAATTGAATATTTTCTATATGCGAATGAAACGGAGCCTTGCAAATAATCGATATCTGTATTTTGTGTATTAAATTCTAAAGAACCTAAACTTATGGGATATAAATCTATGAAATTTATCTGTAAGTTTGGTTGATATTGAGATGTTGTAATTATTAGATTACCATCAGAATATACAGTTCCTGTATTTGCATTATTTTGTTGTAATGCACTTTGCAAATTTGCTCTTTGTTGAAAATTGTCTGGATATCCTAAACCCTCTAACCAATCATATATTTCTATGAAGTTTTTCAAATCTTCATCTATAGCAAATCTCAACTCTAATGCACTAAATGTTAGTTTATCTCCGGGCACAGGTATTTTTATGAATATGTTTTCTTGATCAACTTGTCCAAGTGTTATATCTGGTATTGTTGCAGATGTACAAAAATAATTTACATGTGGTAATTTTTGTATTGAAAATTTAAAGCCTGTAGGTGAGAGAAAACTCAAATTTTCAGGCATTGTTCTTTGTAGTTGTGCCATGGATAACTCCTCAACACTATTTATAATACAAATAAAAAAGGGGCGATGAACGCCCCTTTTGATCTAAATTGTTTACTAATTACATTAAGTTTGCTACTTTTGAAAGTCTGTAGTAGATATTCTTTTTAGCAAAAGCGATGGCTCCGTCAGCATTTGATGTAGCGAATGGATTTGCTACCATGCCGTAACGTGTTTTGAAGCCAATTTTTGGTTGGAAAGTATTCTCACCAATTGCTCTTACCATCTGTAGTGGTACGTATGGGCAATAGAAAAGTCCAGCATCAAATGCACTTGTACCTTTATAGCCTAGTACGTAATAGTTTTCAGCAGATGCGCCTGAATTTGTTGGTGAGAAATAAGGATCGATATATACCTTAATTCTTCCGTTAAGAACACCAGCAAATGTATTTCCTGTGTCATCTACTTGCAGATTGTTGTTAAGAGCAGGTGTATAGTCAAGAACACCAGCCATGTTGAGTGCTGAAGCAACATCAGATGAACAAATCATCATGTTACCTTTCCCTCGTCTTGTGGCCTTTGCGATATCGTTGGCATCTCTCTCAATGTTAAACATTAAGCCTTTGAACTTTTCTACACTCCAACGTCCGTTTGAGTCTGTGTCTAAGTCAAAAGTACCAGAAGTTGTTACATTGTTTTGTGAACCAGCGGCGGCTGTGTAGTTAATTGTTCTCACAACTTCTCTGTTGATTTCAGCTAAGATTTCAGCAGATAGTATGTTTGACAATTCGGTTTCAGCATCAAGTCCATGAATTGCTTTCAAGTCTTGTGCTAATTCCATTGTGTACTCAGCTTTCAATGCTCTTGAAACGGCGGTAACTGAGATTTTCTCAATTGAGAAAGCCATTTCTTGAAACTGGTTACCAGATGCATCGCCTAATTTTTCAGCATCGGCAGTTGTCATACCAGTACCAACTGTGTAGCCTGTACCTGATGCTCTAGCAGTTGGATCTGTACCTGATTGTGCATTATTACCACTATCATCGATAACAGCTTGCGATTGCGTGTTAGCGGCCGCACTTCCAGAAAATGTAGATACTGCTTCGTTAAATAGTGCCTCAGTTCCAGCTTGTCCAGTAAATCTGGATCTCATTGCGAAAATAAGTCCAGTCGGTCCTGACATTGGTTGTACACCGCAGATATCGTATGCGATTAGATTTGGCATTGAACGTCTTACCAATGAGATTAACACTGGATCGAATGTGTCAATTGCACCGGTGCTTGCATCAGATGATGAGGCGCCCATTGCGTTTGTTGGTGCCGCTTCGCCCAATAGCGAAGGAGCTTGATACCCACCAGAGCCATAGTTTTGCTCTTTAGCAGATTTTTCTTGATTCTCAAGAAGGGTTGCAGTTACGGCTCTTTTATGTGCATCACCAATTTTAGGCAAATCTGGATGCTCAAGAACTGGCTGCCACTTCTTTTGAAGTTCATCAGAGTTTGTAATCATTTTTAGTCTCCCTTAAACTAATTATTCAGCCTATTAATCAATATTTATAATTTATTACTTTTTGATGCTTCGAGATATAGCAGACATATAGCCAGCCATAGAGCCGTTCACTTTTGTTTCTTCCTCTAAATTTTCTAGAGGTTCTTCATCAGATACATCATTACTTTCTACAACTTCTTCTTTTGGGAAGTAGTTATTCTTTAATGTCTCTAGCTTTTGTGTATAATCGTCATCGTAATCTACACTGTCTGCTAGTGACTTAAATTTTTCTTTTTGAGTTTCGGTTAGATCCTCACTCATTTCAGAAAATACTTTTTCAGACTTTAGATTATTTAACTCTTTTCTGAGTTCAATATTCTTTTCAATCTCTTCATTTACAGCTTTTTCAGTTTCTTCTACTTTTGCGGCCATCTCATCAACAATATCTACTTTCTCTTCTGGAATATCGATATAGTTTTCTGTGAAAAGATTTCTAAGTCCTACCATAAAGTTTTCTACAATCTCTGAACGTATACCTTGTTCGATTGCAAGTTCATTTTCTTTAACCCATTCGTTGACAACATATTCTAGATACTCATCTAACTTTGCAGACATTTCTTCTTTTACAAGTTCTTTCTCTGCCTCTAACTCGGATGCAACATCTATTTCTGTTTCAGTTAAAGCTTCGTTTATTTTTGTTAAAACAGCAGTTTCAAAAATAGTTGTAGCTTTTGC